ACGGTTCTTCTTCTATACTAACAGGTAAGTACTGTGAGAGGTTTGGCAGTAAGTTTGAAGTTATATACGATCCTGAAAAACCTATCAAAGCTGTTTACTTATTAGCTCATATGGGTAAGTTTCATGATTATGACTTTCCGGAAGGTTCAGTAGTAGTAGATCCTTGGAGAGAATATAAAACTGATAAAAATATTAAAGTAGTACATTACGGTAATACAAGAAAATGAAAGCTATAATACTATCAGGCTTTTTATTTGATCTTTCAGATAATATTAATCCTTTTTTAGACAAAAATACAGACCTTTATATACATACTTGGAATAGCTCTGAAAATTTAAGATGGATTAATAAAGCAAGAAGATTAAAAAAATATGTAAATAATTTTGAAATTCATATAGAAGATAAAAAATTTGATAATAAATTATTTTCTTATATCTATTCAACTTATAAAGTCGTTAATAATATAAAAGATATAGATCAATATGAATATATTATTAAATTTAAACCTAACTTAGATGCAATTAGAATAAAATATAGATTATGCTTACAAGAAAGTTTTAATAAAGCGAAAGTTCAAACTAGACCTTTATTATCAGACAAAAATATAGATGATTGTTTTTTTGGTAGCATTTATTATAAAACTTTAGACGAAAGATTATTTACCGGCTTTCCTAAAAGTTTTAGAAAAGTATTTATAATGCCTGAAAATGAATTTATAAATAAGTCAATAAAATTAAATAATAAATTATTAGAAAAATATAAAGATTACGAAGGTAGTATATTTTGGACTGAATTAATAGAATCATCAGGAGTTGAAATAATACAAGATTTAAACTTAAAAATACCTAATAATAAAAATTTTAATAATAAAGTTGGATATTAGCAATATTTATCTTATATTATATTAAAGTAAATTAATTAGTCATGGCGAAAGCAAAAAAGATTACGAAAAAAGAATTAGAAAGTCTACAGAAAATTAAAACTGAAGTTGCAGCTGTAAGAGAAAGAGCAGGTGATTTATACCTTCAGGAAAAGCAAGTTGAAGATGCTAAAAGAAGATTAGATAGTAAATTAGCTTCTATCAAAAAAGAAGAGCTAGATATTAGTATTGAATTGCAAAAAAAGTACGGCGAAGTTAATATTGATTTAGAGACAGGAGCCATAAGTTAGTAAAGATTTTCACAATGGGTTTTTTTAAAGGAGGTTTTGTAATCTCCTTTCCTATTTATATAAAACGAAAACCATACTTATTAAAATTTTATAAGGCCCGGTTTCGATAATACTAAGATATTTATTATAGAACTCATTAATTAATAGAAAGAAACATGGCAGAAACATTAATCTCCCCAGGTGTATTAGCGAGAGAAAATGATATTTCATTTATAGCACCTGCTCCTGTCGAAGCTGGCGCTGCTTTTATTGGACCGACAGTATTAGGACCGGTAGAAGAACCTACTGTTGTAACATCATACGGTCAGTATCAGAGAGTATTTGGTACAACATTTGAATCCGGTTCAAATAAATATGAATTTATGACTTCTCTTGCTGTCAAATCATATTTTAATCAAGGCGGAAACTCAGCACTTATTACTAGAGTAGTATCTGGCTCATTTACTAGAGCAGGAAGTACTCACGTAACAGCATCAGCAGTTTCAGCTAAACCATTTGCATTAGAGACTTTAGGTAAAGGATTTATCTATAACGGAGCTCTATCAGCTGATCCAGCAGACATATCACTTAACAGTGATGGTTCATTATCTAGTGGATCTGCAGACAATATCAGATGGGAAATTTCTAACGTTGATAATTCAGCAGGTACTTTTTCTTTGATTGTAAGAAGAGGAGATGACAGTACAAAGAATAAAATTATCCTTGAAACATTCAACGATTTATCATTAGATCCAAACTCAGGAAACTATATCGAAAAAGTAGTAGGAAATCAGTACAATTCTAAAACTACTGATGGAGATGGATCAATTTATATTAAGACAGTTGGTGAATACGTAAACAGATCTAAATATGTTAGAATATCTGCCGTAAATACTCCAACTTTAAATTATCTAGGTACAGACGGAGTTTCTGTAAACGTAGATTCTAATAATGTTAGCTACTCAGGTTCATTACCAACAGCTGGTCAATCAGGATCATTCTTTGGAGCTACTGGAAAGAATTACCCAGATAATAGAAAAGCATTATATTTTGAAGATATTTCAAATACCGATTCTCAAGGATTAGTAGGAGCAAATTATGCTGATTCAATTTCAATCTTAGGAAACAAAGATGAATATGTATTCAACATTATATCTGCACCAGGTCTAATCTACGATTACGGTACTCATAAAACTCAATTAGATTCAATCATATCTTTAGCAGAGACTAGAGGAGATTGTATCTCAGTAGTAGACTTAGAGCAATATGGAGCTACAGTATCAAACGTAGTAGCAGCTGCTTCAACAGTAAACAGTTCATATGCTGCAGGATATTGGCCATGGCTACAAACTGCTTCTTCTACTGGTAAAAATGTATGGATACCTGCTTCAGTAGTAATACCTGGAGTATATGCATTCACAGATGGAGCTGCGGCACCATGGTTTGCACCTGCTGGTTTAACTAGAGGTGGTATTTCAGACGTAATCCAAGCTGAAAGAAAATTAACTAGAACTCAAAGAGATACTCTTTACAAGTCTAACATTAACCCAATTGCTACTTTCCCTGGAGCTGGTATATCAGTATTCGGTCAGAAAACATTGCAAAAGAAGTCAAGTGCTTTAGACAGAGTAAATGTAAGAAGATTATTAATCGCTCTGAAGAAGTTCATAGGAGACGTTTCAAGAACTTTAGTATTCGAACAAAATACTACAGCTACAAGAAACAATTTCTTAGCTCAAGTAAATCCTTACTTAGAATCTGTAGTACAGAGACAAGGTCTATTTGCTTTCAGAGTAGTAATGGATGAAACAAACAACTCAGCAGACGTAATAGATAGAAACCAATTAATAGGACAGATATTTATTCAGCCAGCTAAAACAGTAGAATTCATAGTATTAGACTTTACTGTTGAGCCAACTGGAGCGTCTTTTGGAGGATAATTTAAAAGTAAGATATTTATAATAAATAATTAAAACAAAATGGCAGTATTAGATCCAAATGAAATAATGTTCAGAGCCTTCGAACCTAAGGTTCAAAATAGGTTCATTATGTATATCGATGCTATTCCTTCTTTCATGGTTAAGAACGTTTCAGCTCCTAGCTTTACTGATGAGGAAGTGAAACTAGATCACATCAACTCATATAGAAAAATTAGAGGAAAGAGAAATTGGGAAAATATGGATTTAACACTCTATGATCCTGTAACTCCTTCTGGTGCACAAGCTGTAATGGATTGGGCTAGACTTTCTTATGAGTCGGTAACTGGAAGAGCAGGATACAGCGATTTCTACAAAAAAGACTTAACACTAAATATTTTAGGACCTGTAGGAGATATCGTCTCTGAATGGGTAATCAAAGGTGCTTTTATAGTTAATATGTCACAAGGTTCGTTTGACTGGGCTACATCTGACGTAGCAGAATTAACTATATCAGTAGCAATGGACTATTGTGTATTAAATTACTAATATTTAGTTAAAATACTTATTGACTTAGAACCCGGAATTATCCGGGTTTTTTGTTGGTTATAAAAATAATTTTTCGTATATTTATTAATAAACTAGTTTTAACTTAATAAAATTTATGGAAAAACAAAATAAATTTCCAAGCGAAATAGTAGAATTACCTTCAAAAGGCTTATTATATCCTAAAGATTCACCTCTATCATCCGGAAAAGTAGAGATGAAATATATGACTGCTAAAGAAGAAGATATTCTTACTAATCAAAATTATATCGAAAAAGGTGTAGTTATTGATAAATTATTACAATCTCTTATAGTTGATAAAAAGATTAGTTATAATGATCTACTTATAGGAGATAAAAATGCATTATTAGTTGCAGCAAGAGTTTTAGGCTACGGTAAAGATTATGAATTTAATTGGCAAGGAGCAAAAGAAACTGTTGATTTAAGTCTATTGAAAGAAAAAGAAATAGATGAATCGATATTAGCTAGCGGTAAAAATGAATTTACATTTACTACTCCAGCTACTGGTGTAGAACTTACATTTAAATTATTAACCCACGGTGATGAAAGTAAAATACAACGTGAAATTTTAGGGCTGCGTAAAGTCAACAAAGAAGCATCACCCGAACTTTCTACTAGATTAAAATATTTAATTACCGCTGTTAATGGTAATACAGATACTAAAACTATCAGAGAGTTTGTAGATAATCAATTTCTTGCTAGAGATTCCAGAGAATTTAGAAAGCATATAGAAACGATTATGCCAGATGTTGACTTGAGATTCTATCCAGAAAATGGTCCGGAAGAGGGGGTGACGATTCCCATTGGGGTTACCTTTCTTTGGCCTGACTCCGCAATATAGGGTTAATCTGTTTACTCAGATTCATGAAATAGTTTTTCATGGGAAAGGCGGATTCGACTACGATACTGTCTATAATTTTCCAATTTGGTTACGTAATTTCACATTTCAAAAAATGAATGAACATTATGAAGAAGAAGCCAAACAATATAAAAAGAGTATGCCTTCTAAATCAATGCCAAAAGGACCTGCAATAAGGAAACCAAACTATAGTACAAAGGCTCGCAAATAGCGGGCCTTAACTATTTATATAAAGATAATACCCTGAAATGGCTACTGACGACGAAATAAAAAAACAACAACAACTCAATCAAGAGAAGAAAAAAGGTATTGACCTAGACCAGAAGAGTAATACTAGTCAAGACAAGGCTAGACAGATTCTTGCTGATTTAGTTAATGACCAAAGAACTCTTAATGCTGAATTAAGAGACCAACTTGGTATTCGTCAATCCACAGATGATTTCGGTAAAGCCTTACTAAAACTTTCAAGAGAGATTACTAAATCTACAGAGCAAAATTCTGTTGCATTAGGTAGAAGTGGTCAATTATCAAAACAAATACTTCAAGATGATATTAATTTAGAAGCAGCTAAAAGAGAATTAGCTATTTCTATGATTGGTGTGAAGGATGAAGAAATTAAGCAAGCTCAAAAATTGCTCGATTTCAACAATCAACTCAATGATACTATTAAAGAAATTGAAGATATAGAGAATGAGTTAGTAGGTTTAGATGAAGTACAGCAAGCTCTTGGAAAGAAAAGACTTGATGAGTTAAGGGGTGAATTAGCTGGTTTAGAAAATAATAGAAGTGTTTTATTAGAAACTTCTTCAAAAGAAGTAGAAAGAATTGCTTTAGCTGAACAATTAGTTAATAATGCACAAAAACAAGTAGAGTTACGAAAAGAAGAAGCTGACACACAGAAAGAGATAAATAAAGCTATGGGTGTTACCGGTGCAGTAACAGCATCAG